AAACGTGGGGCGGAGATACCGTATCAGACACGAAGGTATCTTGAAAAGATTTTTCCTGAAATTGAAGGTATGCTTGGCCCTATATCTAGGATTACTCTGGATCAGTTAATTAAAGCAGGTAAGGTGGCAGCAACCCAGCCGTCCAGTTTTACCCCTAATAAGAGAACTATTACAAAACTTTTTGAATACACATCACAGTTAGAGTATCAGTTAAAACTTCTAAATCAACTGAGGCAAAATACCCCTGCATCTGATAAGGCGAAACTGGAATCACTTGACTATAAGATAAACGGTAAGGCAGGAGAGTTAAGTAATGCCAAGAGACAACTTGGATTTCTTAGAATGTCTTGGGGCAAGGCGTATGAGAACTATAAGCGCACAGGGAAGTTTGAATATACCTTTTCAAAGTCGGCAAAGAATATCTTTATCGCAGATAAGATAGGGGCCATTGACGATCTACTAACTTCTGTGCGTGGAGTTAGAAATATGGATAAAGGTAGTAAAACCTATGGGAAATATCAGGGAGGATTACTTTCTAGCATTAGGGAAGATCTATCCAATGCACAACTTATGAAGCAAGACGCAGAGAAAAGATCAAAAATAGGAGCTCTTGAGGGGGATATATCACTTAAAGTTCCATCATTTGCAGGAAAGATATTTGACGAAGAACAGCCATTACATCTTAAAAAGCGTGATGGTACCGCTATGACAGGCAGAGATGTTGCAAGGGCAATTGGGGAGAATATGGTTGATAACTCTGAGTTTTTTGCTGCATTAAACTCTGTCAACACTGCAAACTCCATGTTTAGATTCTTCCAGCTTGCTGGCGACATGTCTCCATTTGGTATACAGCTGATCTTCCTTTGGGGACAAACCCTACATAATCCTTTATTTATGGCAAAGGCTATGAAGGGATTTGTATCTGCTTTCCTTGATCCTACTTTCCATGCTAACTATATACATAATAATAGAGAGATTCTTGCTAAACATCCCGGCATGATGGTTTCCACTGGGGGAACCGAGATGACTGAATTTACAAGAATTATCGGGCATGCAGGATTCGTGCGGTCTAAGCCAGTTAAGATGGCAAGGGACGTATTGGAACAAGTACCCGGTGCTTCAGCTGCAGGCAGAGGGTATATAGGATTCTTGCGAAGAGCGCAGACTGGCTTTGAGACTGCTCTAGATGTTTCTGGTATAGAATTGGCAAAGGCTTTGGATAGACATGCGGTTGATTCATTATCGACACGCCAAGTTGATGACTTTATCAATGAGATCCGTGGTCTTGCAAATCCGGGTAAACTCGGAACCACTGCAAAGTGGAGACAGTTTGAGACACTTACTGTACTAGCTCCAAGATATAACAGGGCTATTGCTGCAATGTTATTTGATCTTGGCAGGCCGACATCACTAAGAGGAGAACTGGCTTGGAAGGCGGTCTCTTCTGGTGTAGTTTCATTAATGGCTTTTGGGACAGCTGTATCTCTTGCCATAGGTGAAGATCCTGATGAGATAATCAATCACTTCGATCCAAGAAGCGATAGGTTTATGACATGGCAGATTCCGGGTACTGGCACTAATATAGGCTTTGGCTCTAAGGTTCGTTCTCTTATGAGGGTTTTTGGATCTATGATAGCAACACATCAAAGGGGTGAGGACCTTACTCTTACGGATGTTACTATGGATAATCCCGGTATTAGGTTCTTGAGGGGCAATGCATCGCCTGTTCTGTCATCTGGGGTAGATATCTTAGTTGGACGTACATTTATGGGAGATCGAACACGAGGTGATTCCTTCTGGGATATCAAGGGGCATGCTACAAATCTTACCAAGACAGAGATTCTTCCAAAGACAATGCCTATCTGGGCTCAGGCTGTTTTACTGGAAGGAGGTAATCCACAACAGAGAATCGTTAAGGGTGTTGCAGAGTTCTTTGGTGGTCGTGGCTATCCTGAAGGGTCTTTCCAGATAATGCAGAAATACGCACAGGATACTGTTAATATACCGTATGAGAAAATGCAACCATTTGAAAGAGATCTATTAAGAGAGAATCTTTCAGAAACACTTGAACCAATGATGATGGAAAGGATAATGCGTGGAGATAAGGATGCACAGTACTGGATGCAGCTTAAACAGTTGGATACAGAGCGGTATGAAAAAGAGATAGCATTACTTGAGCAATACTATAATCCTCGTCAAAATCCTATATTTCTAACAAACGGAGCAGCTAAGCTGAAATCAGAATTCAATAACCTGCAAACCGAATATGCTAGAGATAGGCAGGAATTAAATCGTCACTTTGGAAAATATCAAGATGATACTGAGTTTGATAAAGATAATCCCGCTAACTTTATACTATCTGAATGGTATGCTACGTATGACTTGGCAGAAGACCCGAAGTCAGGGGTCTTTAGTTATGATGCAGTTGAGTACTATCAGAGAGAGTTTTGGAAGAAAATACTGCCAACAGGAGAACCGTATACAAATTATGAGCAGTTTATAACTATGAATACTATTAGGACTAGACACCATAAAGCATATTATAATCTTCTACCTCGCAGTACAGTTCAAAAATGGAAACTCGCAGAGGAAGCTAGGGCTAAATTCTTGCAAAACAGAGGTAATTGGTCTAAGGTTCTAGACAGTCAGAATATAACTAGATAATATATTTGACACTTGAGTTTAAAGTTAACATAATTGGAGATGATATGGTTACTGAATCACAGCTACCACTAGAAGCAGATACTATAGTCGCTGATACACCACAACCAGAGTCAGAGGCAGCAAGTCCCTTTGACTCTTTTGCGGGTACAGAATCTATAGGAGAATCTACTTCAGAGCCTGAGCCAGTACCACAGCAACTCCCCGTAACTCCACCTGCTCCTGATACAGAGAATATGGAGCAGAAACTCAAGGCACTTGAGGAGGCCCAAGCAAAGCATCAGTCAATGCTGGAGAGAGATGGGATTATTAAGGCACTTGAGCAAGAAGCCTTTCAGATGGAAGCGGAACTGAAAAATCGTGGATATGATGAAGAGCAGGCCAAGGCACAGACTATAAATCATTTAAAGAGTCGTGTGCGTGATATAGAAACACAGCG